CCAGAACATTCACAAATTATATTATCTCCAGGGCCCTTAATTTTTAAATTAAGAAAACTGTTAGATAAATATACCCCAGATGATTATTTACTACTTACAGGTGACCCTGCAATCATAGGTGTAGCTTGTTCAATTGTAGCTGATAAAACTGGGGGAAAATTTAATTTATTAAAATGGGACAGGCAAGAAAAAACTTATTACCCAATAGAAATAAATTTATATGAACAAGGAAAGATTGAAGAATAAACTTGACATAGGATATTATGACATTATATTAACAAAATCATTAACTACTACGAAAGGTAAAAAGACATGAGTATAAACTTAGAAGAAGACAAAGTCGATTCGTTAGCAAACACGAATGACATGAAAGAACTATCGGAACAAGTCATTAAGTTAAGGACTATGGAAGATAAGTTCGCTGCAAAAGAAGAAGAATTAAAAAAACTAAAAAATGATATGGACGTTTTATCTGGTGAGGTTATACCTACGATGATGACAGAAATGAATATATCAAAATTTAGTTTATCAGATGGGGCTGGTGTAGAAGTCAAACCCGTCTATGGTGCTTCCATTCCTAAAGCAAAACAGGAAGAAGCATTTAACTGGCTTCGTAAAAATGACTTGGGGGATCTTATTAAAAATGAGATCACCGTTTCCTTTGGTCGTAACGAAGATAACAAGGCTGCAGAATATGCTGTCCTTGCACAAGGTCATGGATATCAACCTTCCCAGAAGTTAAAGGTTGAGCCTATGACACTTAAAGCATTGGTTCGTGAGCGTCTCGAGGCTGGGAAAGAGATGCCCACGGATCTATTTAATGTGTTCGCAGGAAACAGAACCAAAATAACAAGGAAATAGAAACATGAACAAAGAACCAACAATCAAAAAAGAAAATGCATTAGCTACAAATGTAGTGTTTGAAGCCGATGCAAATGTGCAAACTGGAACGGTAGGACAAGATGATCTTGCATTACCCTTCCTTAAAATACTTGGGCAGTTATCTCCTGAAGTAAACAAGAGAGACGGTAAGTATGTTGAAGGTGCAGAACCTGGAATGATTTACAATTCAGTAACAGGCGAACTCTTCAATGGTGAACAAGGAGTCCCAGTGATTCCATGTTACTACAAACTCGAGTATGTCGAGTGGAAAGATAGAGGAAAAGATGGATCTGGTGCGCCAGTAAATATCTATCCTTCATCAAGTGACATCATGACTAAAACAACTAGAGGTGCAGACTTTAAAGATAGACTTCCAAACGGTAATTATATTGAGAAGACTGCGCAGCATTTTGTATTAGTTAATAGTGCTTCACCAACCACTGCGTTGATTGCTATGAAATCTACTCAATTAAAAATTAGTAGAAAATGGAATAGCATGATGCAAAGTATAAAGATGCAAGGTAAGAATGGTATGTTCACACCGGCATCTTTTAGCCATCTTTATCAACTAAAAACCGTGCAGCAGTCTAACGACAAAGGTACATGGTTTGGTTGGGAAGTGAGCAAGATAGGTCCAATCGAAGATGCAGCAATGTATCAACAAGCCAGAAGTTTTTCTGAAAGCATTTCTAAAGGAGATGTTCAAGTTAAACATGGCGAGGAAGATACTGCGAAGTCTTCAGATGGAGCAGCTCACTACTAAAAATTCCCCTCCGGGAATGGTTGCAACAGGGGTGGCGAAGCGAGAGTAGAGTCACCCCTACTAAAGAGGAAAGATGGAAAACAAATTTATAGAAATATTTACAGGTCTTAAAAGAGATTATGGTTATGCAGATATAAACTCTGCTTACAAAGATCCTGCCACAGGCAAACTCAAATTAAAATATGGATGGGCAGCTAAAGAATTATTAGAGTCTGATTATTTAGATCACCTTACGGGTAAAAAATCTATAGGTATCCAACCCTGTAATGATGAAGGACTCGCAAAGTTTGGAGCAATTGATATTGACTCAGATGAATACGATAACTTTGATTTAAGAAAATATTTAGAAATTATTGATAAGAAAAATATTCCAGTAATACCTGTTAAATCTAAAAGTGGTGGACTCCATATCTATGTGTTCTTCAAAGAACCAGTCAAAGCTAGTTTTGTTAGAAACTTTTTAGATAAATTATTATTTACATTTGATTTAAAAGCCTCAACGGAAATATTTCCAAAACAAACACAACTAGGTGTAGGCTCAGATCAAAAACCAATTAATGGTAACTTTATAAATTTACCTTATTACAATCGTAACGAAAGAGTAGGTGTGAATTTAGATGGTACGGAGTTTAGCTTTGAGCAATTTATAAAAGTCGTCGAGGCTAACACAAAAACAAAAGAAGAGCTAGAAGAATTTGCAAATGAATTAATTCGACTCGAACTTACAGGTGGTGCAGATGAATTTATAGATGGTCCTGTATGCTTACAAAGATTATCAAAATCTAAACTAGATGATTACAGAGACAGATTTATTTATAACTACATGGTGTTCGCTAAAAAGAAATACCCTGACAATTGGGAAGAAAAACTTTTAGAAGGTGCTAGAAATTATATTGTTTATGATAATATTTGGGGTGATGAAAAAGTAAAACAAAAAATTAAAGCTTATAAAAAAGATACCGCAGGCCATACTTGTTCAGAAGAACCTATCAATAGTATGTGTGTTAAGTCAGAATGTTTAAAAAGAAAGTTTGGTGTAGCTTCAGATAAAGTTAAAAAGTTTCCAACACTATCTGCATTGATTAAAATAGATTATTCACCAGATCCAGAATTTAGATTTACGGTGCACTACAATGACAAAGTAGAAGGTGAGACGACTCAACAAATAATAGCGAGAGATATAAATTATATCATGGACCAAGAAAAACTTAGACGTTTGATTGGAGCACATACACCTATTCCACCACCACGGATCAAGGGTGATGATATGCAAACTGTATTAGATACTTTATGGCAAGGAATGAAAACAGAGAAAGCTCCTCCAGGTACATCACCAAAAGAAGTATTACATAAACATTTAGAAGATTATATTCATGGTGTTCCAGCAGTGAGTGATGCTGCATTTAGAAGTGGTAGTACCTTAATTGATACTGATGGCTTTGCTTATTTTGTATTTGATCCTTTTTATAATTTTTTAAAAAATAAAGAATGGAAAGCTAAGATTGATAGAACAGGACAAATGTTAATGGATTTTTTTGATGCCGAACTTAGACATCCTAAAAGATATCCCAAGAAAGCAACTGAAAAGAAATCTAACAACCCTGTAAGATGTATAAAAGTTTCTATGAAATATTTTAACAAAGAAGAAAATGAAATAGAAATTTTACCAATGAAGAGTAAAAAAGATATTCTTTAATGACCAAAGTTACCAAGATATATGGCCCTCCAGGTACAGGGAAAACAGAAAAATTAATTAGAAGAGCCATGGCTTACATACGAGTAGGCACTCCGGTAAATAAAATAGGTTACTTTGCATTTACGCGTAAGGCAGCTCATGAAGCAAGAGATAGGATGCTTAAGAAAAATCCTGAGTATAAAAAGAAACAACTTAGATATTTTCAAACTTTACACTCTTTAGCTTTTCATAGTCTAGGACTTAGAGAAGAAAACGTTATGCAGGATTATCATTACAATGATCTTGGAAAAGAATTAAGTATAAGAGTCAACGCTAAAAAAGATGCTGACGCTTCACCTTACCTAACTTGTGATAACGAATACTTTCAAATTATTTTAAAAGCAAAAGAAAAGGATATTGCAGTATGGGATGAGTATTGCACAGGAGAACATTCAACAAATGTGAAACCTGATTTGTTAAAACATATTGAAGCAAACTACAATCATTACAAACATCCAGATATAAATAACTTAGTAGATTTTACTGATATGATTCATGACATCGTGCAGCAACCAAACAAAGTTCCAAACTTTGATGTAGTGTTTATAGATGAAGCTCAAGATCTATCACCAATACAATGGAAACTGTATGACATATTAAAATCTAAATCAAAAAATATTTATTTAGCTGGTGATGATGACCAAGCAATTTATGGCTGGGCCGGAGCAGATGTAGATAGATTCATTCAAGAACCTGCTACAGAAAAAGTATTATCGAGATCTCGAAGGATTCCAAGAGCAGTACAAGATGTGTCAGAAATTATTACTGCACGAATCGCAGGACTTAGAGCAACTAAAAATTATTTACCAAGAGATGAAGAAGGATTGTGTAGTAAAATCAATAGTTTAGAGAATGTAGATCTTCACCAGGACAACTGGTTAATCCTCACTAGAACTTTATCTAGAGCTAAAGAAGTGTGTGATCTTTTAAAAGTAAAAGGTTTGTATTATGAAAACAGACATCAAAAAAGTTACAATACAAAACTTTACAAAGCAATTATTAATCATAGCAAATGGTTAAATGGTGAAGAGGTATCGGACACTGCACTAGAAGATATAAAAGAATACATGGGTAACCGAGAACTAAAAAAAGATTTAAAATGGTTTGAATGTTTTGATAATGCACCAGCTGATGACAAAATTTATATAAGATTAATGTTGTCAAATAAAGAAAGATTAAGTGATGATGCACGAATCAAAGTATCTACTATTCACGCTGCAAAAGGGGGTGAATGTGAGAACGTAATTTTAGTATTAGATAATGCTAAAAAGATAAGAGAAGCTATTACTAAAAGTATAATAAAGCGTGACGAAGAGCACAGAGTATGGTATGTAGGTTGCACGAGAGCAAAAAGAAACTTATATTTAATGAGAGCAAAAATAGAACGAAAGGGATATCCACTATGACAGCAGAAGATATATTTAAAGAATCATTTCCACAATACACCCAGGTAGGTGGGAACCACTACACAAAGTTTCCCATTCAACCATATGAATTTATTTCTAAAAATGAATTATCCTTCTTTCAGGGCAACGTTGTGAAATACGTTTGTCGTTATCAAAGGAAGG